AACTTGGTATAGCTTCGAGCAAGATACTGGTGGTGGAATCATAGATTTAATTAAACATCTTAATCAAGATGTAAATACAGTTTTAAAACAGTTTGGTCATGACTTAGCATTACATTCTAATGACTCCTTAATCACTGTTGATAGTACCCCTACTATCAAACAGAAAAGTAATGCTAGGTCATTCTCTAGGGAGCAAATGATTGACCTTTACAAGAACGCTATTGTGAAGGTCAAGTACTCTGATACTTTTATGGTATTAAGATTCCCTGAAGGACATCCTATCAAACAGAAATATGCACCTTTTAGCTTAAACCAAGATGGTTCATGGTCTATGAAACGTCCTGAAGGCTTATTACCTATTTATTACACTGAAAAAGCTAAGGACAAGCCTATCATTATTAATGAAGGTGAGAAGGCTCTAAGAGGTTGTGAAGCTCTTTATAGTGGAGATAGTTGTACTTGGCATGGTGGGGTTAATAGCTGGGAGAAGGCAGATTGGAGTCCTATCTTTGGTAGAGAGGTTTGGTTGTGGCCTGATAATGATGAAGCAGGATTGAAGTGTGCTAATGAAATCGCATCTATGCTTAAGAAGAATGGTTGTAAAGTTAAGGTAGCTCAACCACCAACGTACTTTAAAGAGAAGGATGATTTGTATGATGCATTTGTAAGAGGGGATTTTAAGGAGTCTAAAGATTTAGAAGATTATATAAACAGTTGTGTAGAGAAGAAGCCAAAAGGTATGGTTACTTTCACTAGAGCTGATGAACTGATGAAGCAAGTAGATAATCCTGATTGGTTAATAGAAGGAATACTGGAAAAGGAAAGCCTAGCTTGTGTGTTTGGTAAGCCAAAGAGTGGTAAGTCATTTATTGCTATTGCTATGGCTGCTGCTATAGCTAAGGGTGAGAAGTTTTATGGAAATGATGCTTATACTGCACCTGTAATGTTTGTGTGTGGAGAGGGTCAGAGAGGCACGAAGAGAAGGTTGGCAGCGTGGCAACAAGGTATGTATAGCCTAGAGAATATTCCTTTATATCTATCAGACAGAGCTATTAGAATTAATGATAATGATGATTTTAAAATGCTTGAAGAAGAAATAGATGCATTACAAAATCAGGTTGGAAAAATTGGAATGATTGTTATTGATACATTCCAAAGAAACTTTGTAGGTAATGAGAACAGTGCAGAAGATGTTGGTAACTTTATTAACAAATTAGATGGACTTGTATCTCATTACAAATGTTGTGTTCTTTTAGTTCATCATACTGGTCATGGAAACTCAGACAGAGGTAGAGGTTCTAGTGTTATGGGTGCTTCTTTAGATTATGAATTTAAGGTAGACAGAGAAGATAAGGCTGTAGGTGACAATTTAGATGAGCAAATGTTTGTTACTTTTGAGCAGACTTTAAATAAAGATGGTCAGGGAATGTCTGAGAAGTCTTTTGTATTTAAAGAAGTAGAGATTATTGGCGAAGGCTTGAACCTAACATCAGGCTTCTTAGAAGAAACCACAATTGATTTTAAGACCAAGAAAACTGATAAGTTACCTATGATGCAAGAAAGAACTTTAACTGCATTAGAGACTGTTGCTTATATTAAAGACAATCAGAATCCTCAAGACCAATTCTTACAACCAAGTGACTTAGAGGGATTTGTGAAGAACAAAGCTGGGGATAGTATAAATGCCAATAATATTGGTAAACATTTAGATGCTTTAAAAGAAAAATCACAGGTCTTTAAGCATGAAAAATATGGTTGGCAACACATTAAATTCAAAAATAGACAGCCAAACTTCGAGGATGAGTTCTAATGAGAAGGAAGTTTGAAGGAAGTTTGGTAGGAAGTTTTGAAGGAAGTTTTGGTCAAATATCAACAATTATGAAGGAAGGAAGGGAAGGAAGTATGTAATACTTCCCTTACTTCCCTTCTAAATGATAAGGAAGTTTATGAAAATATATTTAGATGAAACATTAAAGGATAAATTAAAAGAATTAAGAACTTATGAGAATGAGACTTATGTTAAGTGGGGTAATCGTAAACGCATCTTTAAAATGATAGGCGTTCCATTTGAGATTAAGTTTTGTAGGGCAGAGCAAATGTTAAAAGATTCTATGATTAATGATTCTAAACAAAAGCAACTAAAAATGGTTGAAATGATGTTAAGAGCTTATGAGCAATTAAATATCAAATGTGAGGAAAGTGGTTATATACAAATACAACCCAATGCTAAGTGTTTTAACTTTGATAATAAAACAGCACTGGTTTGTGATACTGATTCTGATAAACCTGTATTAGAAAAAATACATAAGGATGAAAAGGACATNATGATATTTAGTATTGAGGAATTATTTAGATGCATCCCTAAAGATTTTATGAGAGCTAAAGAACTACTAAGCAAATTAGATAAGTCAGTTAATATACAGAAGGTTGATTATGTCTAACTGGCATGGTGGTAAAGGCTCTAAGCGTAGAAAAGAAGATAAGAAAAAGATTGATGATAACTGGGATAAGATTTTTGGTAAAAAGAAAAAGGAAAAGAAAAAGAAATGAGTAAGTTTTATGAAGAAGATTTACCCTATGGAGAGGCTGGAGAAATGTTTGTGCTGAGTATTATCAACAGGAAACATCCTCAAGCACATAAGATGGAAGGTTATTTTATAGAATATGACATTATGATTCCTGAGATAGATAAAACAATAGAGGTTAAAAGAGATAAGCATACTGATAGAACTAACAATGCTTTCATTGAAACTTACTGTAATCATGTTAAGTCAGGCATCAATACCACTACAGCAAACTATTGGGCATACCTAACTAAGACCATGCTGTACTGGATTAAATCAGATGAGTTAAAGAGGTGTATTAAAGACAACAACATAGCAGAAGGAAAGAACTTTAGGATTAATGGCAAGTTAATTGATGCTTACTTGATACCTATAGATATATTTAAAAACTATTGTATGAGAATAGATACATTAACTGAGGAGCAACTATGCCAATTAAACTAAGACCTAGTGCTGTTGTTAAAGATAGAGCAACAGGTAAGACAAAAACAGAACATTACTATCTAAAGAGTATGACAGTACAAGAACTAAATGATTATATTGAATCGTCTAGCTCCAAGAAAAAGGTCATACAAAAATGTAAGAATGAACTAATCAGGAGAAACAAATGAGTGACCCAGTAAACCATCCACCTCATTACAACAATGGTGGGATTGAATGTATTGACTACATTAAACAACAGTTAGGAAGCAACTTCCCTGCATATCTTGAGGGTAATGCTATTAAGTATCTGCATAGGCATAAGTACAAAGATGCTAACATTCAGGACTTAGAGAAGAGTATTTGGTATATTAATAAATTAAAAGAACATTATGAGAACCTATGAAGATAGATAAACAAAAGCTAAAAGAAAAGATAGAGCAAGGTAAGTCAAGCCATGATATAGCTATGACTTATGATGTGCACCCATCAACAATAAGAAGAAAAGCTAAAGAGCTTGGACTTAAGTTTGAAACACAATCATGTTGGAGGAAGAAATGAGAATAGGATTGAAGCACAATATAGATGAAGTAACAAAAGGTATGAGTAGTATGCAAAAGAAACAAATACCTTTTGCAACTATGTTAGCTTTAAATGATACCGCATTTGCTTTACAAAAAACTTACAAAGCACAAACTAGGCAGAAGTTTGATAATCCTACCAAGTTTACTCAAACAGGTTTTGCTGTACAAAAAGCTAAGAAAACTGACTTAACAGCTATAGTGTTTGTTACAGAAAAAAGAGAAGATTATATGAAGTTAGAGATTGATGGTGGGGTTAGGCATCCCAAGAATACTGCTATCATTATACCAAACAAAAGCAATTCATCAGACCTAGGTAAGTATGCATCAGGCAACTTAACAAAGGGTGCTGTTAATAAGATTAAGAAACAAAAAGCTAAATACTTTTTTGGTGTACCTAAAGGCAATCAGGGAAGTGAAGGTATTTGGGAAAGATATGGAAGGACTGCAACAGGAAGCTCTAGTGGTGCAAGGATAAGGCAAGTTGCTAAACTTACTAAGCAGGCTAAGTACAAAGCATTATTTCCTTGGACTTCTATTGGTAATGGTATTGCCTTCTCAAGGTCAAAGGGTTTTGACTCACATTTTGCGAAGAGATTGAGATTCGCATTGAATACAGCACGATGATATTCCTAGGTTCTTCTAGCAGTACAACTATGGGTCATTATACAG